CGCCCATTTCAATGTCTTGCAAAAAATTTATCAAAAATTGAATTGGCATGAAATCAATATCGCCAATGTCATTTGTGATATTATTTTTTGATAATTGGTTGAAAACAAATCGAATTTCCCAATCCTGAAATTCGTTTTTGTGGGTTGCGATTGTCATAATTTTGTGTGTTGTGTCTTTTGTATAAATCAGGTTTGGGCCGGCCATTTCGCCGGCCTTTTTTATGGTTTCCAAAAATTACCCCAATAATATTGATCGCGATCATGTGCGCCGCATTTCATTTCACGGAATCCATGAATATTTTCAACGACAACATCGCCAATGAAAATTTGGGTTTCCTTGTAAGGAACAAAACGACCAATGGCATCAATAACCGTCAACGGTTGATTTGTAATTCTGATGTCATATTTTATTCCCAATAAATTGCCATTCATTTTGGAAATGTGATTCATTGCGTCCAATTGGATTTCGCGCGTTAATTTTTCGGTTTTTACGGTGTAAACGGTTTCCAACATTTGGCCGTCAATTGATCCCGTAATGATGAATGTTTTGATGTTGTTTTTCATTTTATTTTGTTTTTAAGGGTTGCAGTCATAACAATATCCAATGTCCATTGATTTGAATTTTTGATTGTACAATTCAACGTAATGATCATAATCATCCGGCCGGGAATTGGCATCCGCGAATTCGTCACAAATCCGATGAATGATGAATTCATCACATTCCTGGCAATATTGCGGCAATTCGCAAAGTTCAATTGGCCGTTTCATAATTGTTGATTTTTGTATTCGGAACAATCAAATTCAATTGGATCCAAAATCAGTTTTTTCGCGATTTTTCCGTCAACAAAAACGTGTGCGCCAATGCATTCGCCGCCATTGCAACTTACCGTTGACGGTTTGACATCGAATTCGCGGCATGCCTGGATGAAACTTTGTTCGTTTTTGAAATGAATTTTTTCGATTTGCATAATCTTGTTTTTTATGGGTTAATAATTAAAAATTTTCGTCAAATAAGGAATGTTGAACGGCCATTGGAATTGATGATTTTTTTGGTTGTTTTGATTCCAATTTTTCCAAAAGTTCAATGACCTGATCACGGTGAAAATAATGTTGCGTGCCGTTTTGAATTTTGAATTTAATTTCCTGAATTGTCATGGTTTTGTATTTTGTTTGACAAATGTAAAAACAAAAAAAGCAACAAAACAAATTTTTTTGAAAAACTTTTTTTCGTTTCTTTTTTTAAGGCCCGGCATAAAATAAAAAATCCCAACGTTTTGGGATTCTTTGTTAACCTTACTGTAATGAAAAACCTAAATCATCATGAATTGACTTTTTTTTCGATAATTGCCAAAATTATATGTGACGCCGGTAAAATTCCGATTAAATACCAAAAACTTAATTCATGCCATGACCTGGCCGCCAAAAAAACGGCAAAGGTTGACCAAACATTCATGCAATACAAACATCCCCCCATTGGTTTGTAAAGCACAAACAACAAATTTTTTGGCGAATTCATCCAATTCAAAACCTTCTGCCAAAACCCAAAAATTTGGCCTGGTGAAATCAAATAATCAACAAACATTGTAACGGCCATTCCAACCGCCGCAACAATCAATCCAATGGCCGCGCCCTGAAATTTGCCCGGATCACATGCAAAAGTCGAAAAACAAAATCCGGCAATGATTCCGGTTGAAAAAATCGCAATGCGATCAACCGTTGAAATTATTTTCGTCAACATACCGGCACAATTCCATTGATTTCAAAACAACATGCCCCATCTGACGTTGTAAAATATGACCAACCAGGAACGGCCGCGCACGCCGGAACCTTAATTTTAATCATGGTTGACGAATTTTCGTTGAATGTCATTGGCAAAACCAATGGATCGCCGGTTTCAAGTTCAACGGCAATTTCCTGAAAACTTCCATTTGAATAAACTTCGAAAATGTATTCATCGGAACATGGCGCAACCAAACCAAAATCAATTGTTTGACTCGGCGCGAAACATCCCAAATTTTTAATGCATCCGCAATTCATATTATTTTTTTTGTAAAGTTAATCAACATAGGTTCGACGGATCACATGGATTTTCGCAAAATTTATCTAATGCAAAATCACGGTTTCCGGTCAAATCAAAATCGAATGCAACAAACGTCAAATTTTTATCAAATGGTTGCAATACATCATCCGGCGATTCTGCAATGACAACGGAAATTGGATCAATAATTGATTGAACCGGCATGATTTCACAATTTTGGAAAACGGCCGAATTTGGCAATGATGCATTCATTACCGCGCCACGAATGGCCGTTTCAAGTAAATACGGATCGGCATTTCGGACGCAAGCAACCAGGCGCAATTGATATTCAATTTTGAAAAAATTTTGAAAATATGTGACCGGTTTAACCGATCCGGATGCCGGGCCAAAAAATATTTTTCCGTCATTTCGATGCCTTACATAAAAATATCCCGAATCATGATCATGAATCCCGGCAAATGAATATTCGTTTTGGCCGGAATGTTTGACCAATATGCGACCTTGCGAATCAATTTTTGCAAGTGAAACGGATTTTGTCAATTGTGGAATGGCGGCATGTACCGCGTCGCAAATTGTGTTGATTATTTCGATCATAATAGTTTTGCCAATTGTTCGCCAATCAAATCGGAAATGTACAATTCGGTTTGTTTTTGTTCTTCTGCACTTGGAATAAAAATTGTCAAATTTCGCCGGGATTCCTGGCCCTTTGCTTTGGCGAAATCTTTGTCATTGATAACCGCCATGAAAACATCATTACCGGATCGCACAACCTGGATTGAATCCCTCAATGATGATGTATATTCCAAATCGACATAACTTGTTTGACGGCCGCGTTCGCCGCGTTTTTTGATCCATGATTTGGATTTGTATTGCCCAATTTGGCCGGTTGTGGAACGGCCTTGATTGAAAATCCGAAATTTCATGGTTCCTTCCAAATCCTTGCCGCCCAAAAACAAAACATCGCCGGCAATTTTGTTCAATTGATTCGCGGCATTGGCCAATTTTAATTGAAATTCAGTTGACGTCATGAAATTCCGATTTTATTAAAAAAATATCCGGCCGCGAATAAAAATAGCAAAACGAATATTGCCCAAAAATAAACGTGCCAATTCTTTTTTTCATCATTCATCACATTTGTTGTTTGAATGATTTTTTCAACGCGAATTGTATCGGCCGGGCAATCCGTTGAAACAAAAATCGAATCCCCTGGCAACCTGATCAATTTTGTTTCAATCCTTGTTTCATGATCCCGAATCAATATTGTATCTTGAAACCGCGTCCAATGAAAAACGGTGTCCATTTCACGCGCCCCGGCAATGATTACCGTGTCGCGAATGATTGTTGTGGTTGATTCAATGCATGGGAATTTTTGACGGCATTTGTTTGCCGTTGCGCAACCATTGATCAATTCAATTGTGGCGATGATCAAAATCAGGCGAATCGCTTTCATTTTTATGCGAATCAATTTTGTTGTAAATCAAACGCGCCAAATCTTTTTTGATCCATCCCAATATTGACAAATTTTTGATCAATGACAATAAATTGACCAAAACGACGGGAACAAAAACCGCCTCATTTAACCAAAACAAAACGTCCGATCCTTTTGCCAAATTGGTTGAAAAAATCAATAAACCCGTGTGCGAAATCAATCTCCAAAAAATGCGCAATGCCTTGCGCGTTTGAAATTTATTTCGACGCCATGCAATTGAACCGCCGGTTGCATGATCGGCGGCAATTAAGGCAATCAATGTATAATAACTGATTGCCGGATCAAAAATCCATTCGGTCACGAATCCGGATATTCCGCCAATGGCAAATCCGCCGAAAACCGTCAACAACAAAAATTTCATTTTCATTTTCAGCGAAAAAATTGATTCAATGGTTCCAATGAATTCATCGGAAATCGATTCATCCAAATATGTATTCATTGCGTTCATTTTGATTATTTCGGGCGCCAATTTGATGGCCCGGATGTTGGCCGTGATGCCGGGCGCGGCGCGCCGCCGGTTCTTGGTTTGTTGCAATTGCATTTCATATTTTTTTAATTATGGGTTTCCTTGAACATAACGCGATTGATTGCATACAACGCAAATATCATCTAACCGGCTAAAAAAATCCGGCAATTGTTCCATTGCTGATTTCATTGTTTTGTCATATTCCTGGCCAAACAAATCGAGTAAAAATTGACATTTTTCTTTGTCTAATAATGTAACGGAATTCAATCGATCCGATGTCAACGCTTCGGTAACTATTTCAATTCCGGCGCGATACCAAATTGGAAATCGCAATTTTTGTGATAACATGCATGCAATTTGATTTTGATCGCATTCCGCAACCGCTTGAACAACCAGGCCAAACGAATCCGATGATGTTGTTGATCCCGTCCAACCGTTTGCAATCATGAATTGCGATTTTTTGGATGAACAATTGCATGAACCTTTTATTTTGGTTTTTTGCGGATTGATATTTGTATTGTCTGACAAAACATAAATTTCGGCCGTTGATGATAGGTAATTTGGGAAAATTTGCGCCCGGCCATTGGCATCCGTTGTAAATGGAAATGATGCCGAATTTGGGCCATCAACAATTTCAATTGTACCGGTGAAATTGGTTTCCTGAATGCGGATTTCAACGGATTGAACCCGGATCCGGATCAACCTGGATTCCCTCGTTGTGATTCTAACCCCTCGCATCAATGGCGCGGCCGTTGTTATTCCATTTTGATATTCGCCGGCCAATATTTCATCGATCAATGAATTCATCCGGAAATAAGGCATCGCGAAACGCGCGATTTCATCCATTACAATTTGCGTTGCAATATTGATTTTGTTTTCAACCATTGCCGTTCCGGATATGTAACCGGAATCAGCAACATCGGCCGCAAATCTTAAATTTATTCCTTGCAAATCATCAATATACAACCCGGATTTTGGCGTTGTTTGTGACAAACATTTGATGCCAATGAAATTTTCAAAACAATCATTCGCCATATTTGTATGGATTATTTTTGTAAATATTTTTTTCCTGAATGCCGATTTCCCTCAAATATGTCGGAACCCAAAATGACGGGCAACCCTTGTTGGAAAATTGGTTGTGGCCGGCGATTTCAATTGCCGGCGCGTATTGTAAAACCTCACGGATGATTTTTTGCAATGAATTTGATTGTTCCGGCGTCATTGTGTTTTCGGATTTTTTCCCATCGGTTGACAATCCGCCAACATAACAAATGTGCCGCGAAACTGAATTCATTCCTTTTACGCCGTTGGTTATTTCCCCCGGATCAATCCAAATATCGCAATTGTGTCGAACGTATTGATGCCGGGATCCATCAAGTAAAATCAAATCAGAATATCCAACAACTGACCAACCTCGCCCGGCCGGCGGCGGCGCAATATGCCAACGCCTTACCATTTCCGGCGTAATCATTTCGCCCTTGCGCGTTGCCGTGCAATGAATGATTAAATATTTGAATTGTTGTTTCATTTTTCGCCAACAAAATAAACCGTTCCATTTTTCGGAACATCCAAAACATCAAATTCCAAATTTGGGAATTCCATGATCAATTGTTGCCAAATCATTTCGGTATTTTTGCAATGGCGCAAACGAAACATCAAATTTGTTCGGGAAAAAATGCATCCATTGGAATTTTTAATTTTTTCAATCCAATGTTCCTTTGCCATTGGCGCGCCTAAAATTGTTTCGCTTCGATTCAATGCCGTGAAATCATTTTCATGCGTTACATGAATGAAAACATGATTGGGTTGAACCATTCGCGCGAATTGTGTCACGGCCGCATCAATTGGCGGCGTCGTTGAATTTAGTTTTGCGATGTGATATATTTTCATTTTGAAAATTTTGTGCCGCGCCCGGATCCGCCTTTTGGCATTTGACGCGAAATTGATTGAATTGATTTTTGAATTGTCTGATTAAATGGTTGACATTTTTGAAAATTTCCTTTTGTAACGCAATCGGATGAATCTGATGATTGCGCAATTTTCTTTTTTCCCCCATCAACCGGGTTTCCGGATTTTGTTGGTTCAACCGCATTTCCAAAAACTGCAATTTGTATCGATGTGCATTCATCAAATGAAATTGTCAAATTTTGATTAAACGAACCAATTGATGTTGGTTGAAATGAAATTGGAACATTTACATTACCAATACCGTGACAAATATTCTCAAAACTTTGAATTGAAAATGGATTTGATAATCCTGAAAAATAATAATCCGCACAACATTGAACCGTTTTTGCAATTGGCAAATTGACATTTGTTGATTGTCCAACCGCTAATGTGCCGCAATTCACCGATGTTGGCAATAATGAATCCAATGTGATATTTTGAACGGGAAAATCAAATGAATAAATAATATTATTCGAATCGCGCATGTATAAATTGATTGAATCAAATCCTCCGCCCTCATTGCATAATGTGAATGATAATGAAATGCCTGTTTCACCCAAAATTGTAAACGGTATTGAAATTGGCGCGTTGTTTATGCTGATTCCGGTAATTGACCAACCGGGATTGGCAAAAAAATTGAATTGATTGATTTCGACTGAATCTTTGCCATCATTGAAAATTTCACAATCAAAATTGCAACAACAATTGTAAATAAAATAATTTGTGTCAACTTGCGAAATGCAATTCAAAATATTGAGTGCCATAATTTTTCAAAATTAGAAAAAAACCCGAATTAAAAATCCGGGTTTTTTAAGAATGTAACAAAAAAACAAAATTACAAACCGTTCAAATTCACCTCATATCCGCAAGGCATTTGCGTTGCGTTCCATGTGACCGTTCCATCGTAATAAATTGCGCCCGTATTGTTGTCCTCAATTACTTGATCAACTTCAATTTGAAACGCATCAATTACTCCATAAAAAAAACCGTCGCATGTGTAGTAACCGAATTGATATTTGGTTGCATTCGCTTGAATAGTATTCCAAAATGAAATGTCTTTACATTCACCTGGATCATTGTTGTAATCCTGGAACGCAACGGTTTTTTCGCCGCCAATTACCGCCTCCGGCGCGCAACTTGACAAACGTTTTTTCGTGAATGTTCCTTTTGGTTTATTACCCAACAATAAACCGGTCAAAACTACATCGCCGGCCGTAATTGCGGCCGTCCATTCGGCCACGTCGGTAATATCCTCAAATTCGTAATCACATTTAATAAACGCCAATCGGGATATTCCGCCTTGACGAATTGTGACTCCGCAACCGCCTGATGGCGATGCGGGTAATGCGGGCGCGCATGCGCTTGGACATAGTGCCATTTTATTTCAATTTTTATTGTTTAACTTAAATTAGTCGCAACCTACAATTGTGGAACAATCGGCAAAATGGAACGTGTAATTTACGCCCTCATTGGAATCGCCGGTTGAAAATGCATTGGCCGGAATAAAGAACAATCCCCAATTCAAAAATAATTTGATTGACCATGTATCAGCGCAATCATCATAATGAACCTTTAGATCATAGGTCAAACCTGTGAATGGATCGGTAATTGTGCCATGTTCGAAAACATCATTGCGTTTTGCATAATCGCCAACATATTTATTCCATGTCAACAATTGAACCGCACCCGGTGCCAAAACGATAAATTCATTTGCCCCAATTACTGAATCAACAAAACGATCATTGTAATAACGGTAATCCGTCCAACGTGACAAATCCATTCCGGTTGATGAATTGCAACATGCAATTTGTTGGGTTTTGGCATACAAATCGAAATTGCCGCCGCCAATGATCATGGGCGCGCCGCTTGCGCCAACCAAATCATATTGATGGCGAATTTGTGCGGCCGCAATTGCGCGCGGCGCGTTCGATGTTGTTTCAAATAATTGAACATCCTTTTGACTTGTGCCATCGGCAAAGTTTCCAAAATTGGTTGATTGCAATGCCAACAATTCCTGATTCAACGCCGTATTCAACGCGTTCATTTGCGCCATGATTACATTGGAAACATAAATGGAATCCGCCTCGCATAATTTGCGCATTTCGTTTTCCTGAAATGCCATTCCTTTGGTTTCCAAACAATTTGTGATGTTCACAATGGTTTCAAGTGGCGTGATTTCCTGATCGGTATCGCATGAATTTGTACATGTGAGATTCACGGAATCCGCCGTTCCTCTCTGAATGTAATTCACTTGAACCGCGCGATATTTTCCATTTGTTGGAACTGGTATCGCTTCAAAACCCATTCGATTTTCCTCGGACATCAACGCGTCCAAATAACCAACGCGATCGCGCTTTAATGCCGGCGCGTTCATTCCGGCAACTGAATTTAGATCGGCCTGCAACTTTTGGCAAAGCCCTTGAGTAAATGCCATTTTTTTAATTTTTATTTGTTAATGAATTTTTGATTTTGCCGGAAATAAAAAAACCCAAACCAATGATTTTTCAATGATTTGGGATATTGAAATCCCCGGTGATCGATTGGTTGATCAAACCCGGATTTGCGTTTCGGGCCGCCGCCCCGTATTGAAATTGGGAACCTATTCGGCCCCAAAAACTTTCATATTCGCCAAATTTTTTTCATTTGCTTGGGCCTTTTGCAACCCTGGCAAATTGAATTTGGCCGGTTCGCCTGGATTCGGGTTTGGATTGCCATTGCCGGATCCATTTGGAATATTTTGGCGGCCATTTGGCGATCCATTGGATTGTTTCACAACCCCCAATGTTGACAAATGCCCATCCAAAATTTCATCAAATGTAATCATTTTCGTGCCATCTGCATTCAATGGATTCAAATTATTTTTTGTTTTTACAAGCAAATTCCCTGAATCATCCAAATCCAAATTGTAATTCGAATCCAAAAATGATTGAACCGCCGGGCGCACAACATCGGATGAAACAATCAACGAACGTTTGGCAATTGCGGCCGAAATAATCGAATCGCGTTTGAATTGTTTGATCGTGTTTTTCGCTTCAATTTCCTTTGCCGGAATAATTTCATCAACCAATTTTTTGTTTTCATTGGTCAATTCAATTAACCTTTTTTGTAATTCATCCGCCCCGGCGGCCGTTGCTTTTGATGCTTTGTCAAATGCCGTCGAAATGATTTCATCAAATTTTTTGTCCTTTATTTCATCCGCCGTCAAACCAAATTGTTTTTTGATTTTGTGTTCCATTTTCGAACGTTCGGTTCCCGTGATTTCATCCTGAATCGGTTTAATAAATTCGGGATCATTTTTCAAAACTTCACGTTGCGAATTTTTGAAGGCGGCGGCAATGGATTCAACGTCGGAATCATCGGCATTCAATTGGCTAATTGCATCGGAATTTAACCCGATTTTTTTCAGGAATTTTTCAATGTTGGACATAATTTATTTTTTTGGTTTTCGTCCTTTTTTTGCGGCCTTTTTTACCGGTGTCGATGTGACATCCGGGATTGGCGTTTCCTGAATTGATTCAACCGGTTCCGGCGCGTTTTCGGCCTGGATTTCAACCGGTGTTGCATTCTGGATTTCATCCGGTATTGACGGCGATTCAATCACAACATGTTTTGGCGCGGCCGGTTGTGGCGGCGCGTTGAATGTGATTTTTGTTTCCGGTTTTTCGATTATGTCAAAAAATTTTCCCTGATTGCCGCGCTTTATTACGCGCCACGCAATTTCGGTCACTTCTGAAACCTTGCCGGTTTTGATGTTTTGAATGCGAATTTTTTTCATTTGTTTTTTCGTTGGTCAAATATAAACCAAAAAATCATTGGAAAATAATGTGGTGAATTTCGCCGGTCAATAAAGATTCAAACCATTCGGTTCCCATTGCGGATTCTATTCCATTTTCTGCAATATCCTGATCAATGATTGTTTTGATGTCTTTAATGGTATCAATATCATTGTTTTCAACCGCCGTGATTGTCAATTCCGACAATCTTTGCATTTGTTCAATTTTCATTTTGCAATTTTTATTGTTTTCAAATCAATTTTCATTTCGGTCAAATAATCTTCAACGAGTTCAAAAACCTTTGGATGATATGTTTTCAAAAAATCATTTGAATAAACGTAGGATGTGAATGATTCCGTCCAAAATTCTTTTAGATTGGTTTCGCCATACATTGTTGGCGCGTCGGATAATTTCAATCCTTTTTTTTGCATCAATTGCGACATCAATTTTGTTGCCTGGCCATCTTTTGCGTTTTGAATTACATGGCCCAATTCATGGGTAATTGTTGGCGCAATATTATTATCATCCAATTTTGAAATGGTTGAAATTGTCCACGGTTTGAATTTTCCATTTTTTATTTCGCCTACAACTGACAATTTTGTTGCACCTTTAGGTTGCAAAATTTCAATGCTTTGATTTGGTTTTCCTTTGTTAATTTCTGAAATTCTGAATCCATTTTTTTGCGACCATTCAATGCCAAATTTTTCATTTGCTTCAATGTCGTATTTTTTGAATTCAATTTTTTCTTTTATTGGAACAATTTTAATATTTACATATGAATTGTTAACGGCACATGTTCCATTTGTGTTTGCGCCCATTGTTCCCAATGAATATTGCGGAAATGCGAAATCTTTATTTAATTTTTTCGCAAAATCGCTTGTTCCTTTTGCCGTCGATTCACCTGGGGATCGCAATGTCACCCATGTTTTTTTTTCATTCAAGATTTTGAAAACTTCATTTGTGAATTCAACAACCTCATTGAATGGTTTTGTGTATTGTTCTGGCAAAGTTGATAAAAATATTTCTTTGCTCAATTTTTTGTCATTGGCAATTTTTTCGTTTTGAATTTGTGTCGCGGCCGTTTGTTTTTCAACTGATTTGATTTGCGCGTCAACTTTTTTTGTTTCCGTTGCCGCTTGTGCCGTTTCGGTTTTTTCTTGTTTTTCTAATTCAATGTCCAACCGTTCACGTTGCGATTTTGTCAATTTGAATGGAATGGCGGAATGGCGGCAATTGTAACCGCCCCGAAATATCGCAAAATTTTCGACATTGGTTCCCGGAATGGATCCGGTTCCATTCGCATACATCCAGGCAATTTCGGCCGGCAATTCGGATTTCAATAAAATTCCGCCCGGCCGGGATGTCCAACGAATGCATTGCGGCCGCGAATCTGCAATTATGGAACCAACATATCGATATGCATCCAATCCAAATTCATCGGCAACCATTGCATTCACCTGGCCATCAAATTGATTCAATGCATCGCGTGAAACTTGTTTGACGTAATGCATCAATTTCCCATCAATTTCAGGATTGCCCAAAATGTAACCGCGCAAAAAATTTTCCAAATCTTCCTTTGTGGATCCGGCAACAATATTTTGATAAATACCGGTGCGCATTGGTTCAATGAATGCCGTATCAATTCCGGTTCCGGTCAATGCATTCAAAGTATTTTGAACCGTTGATTTCTGCATTGGATTGATCAATTTCGAAAGTTCATCCGGATTCAATTCATTCACATCGCGATGAACATCGAAATTAAATTTTTTGATTATATCAAAATCCCTCAAATAATTATTGACCGCGCCCGGATATGTTCCCGAATTCAAAGATTTCAAAACAATGTCGCGCACCTGATTGGTCAACAAAACATTTCCATCATCAAAAACAAAACGGCGATCCAATGCCTGAAATTTTTCAACGTGTCGCATGACATCATTGAAAATTTTTTGTTGAACGGGATTCAGGTTGTTATACAAATCCTGATTGCCGCCCAAAATCAAACGTGCCTTTTTATTAAGGATTTTGATTATTTCATCCGAAAGTTCAAACATATCAAACGGCAACCAATTGGCCGGTCATATATGGTTCAATTGTAACGGCCAAACGGGAATCGAGTTCGGAAAAAATTTCATTCATCGGTTTTTCCAAAAATTCCGTTCCATTTTCCGCCGTCAATGAAATTAGGGTTTTGTAGGCAAACAATGATTTCAATAAATCATCTTTTTTAATTGTGCCTGATGCCAACAACATTTGTTTATCCTTTGTGTTCAAATGGAAAATTGGATCAAACGAAACCAATATTTCAACCATTCGCGAAACGGATTTGTTTCCTGAAAACCTTTTGCGCGCCAAATCTTTGGTTGATTCAACCAGGAACGCAACAGGCGCGTTTTTATCCGAAAGTTTATTCAATTCATCAATCAAATCGGATTCGGTTTTCATTGAAAATGAAATCGGTTTGACAATTACCGGATCCATTGGAT